ATTCAATCCGCGATCCCTATACGCCTACGACATCGGCGAGATCATCAATGCCGGCGCGCAGATGGTCGACCGCATGGCGCTGCGGCGCAACGAGTGGCGCGACTGGGCAGGCTTCGGTCCGGACGAGGAAATGCAGGAGCTGCTTGCGCTGGAAAACTACATCCCCGCCGATCGGCTGGGAGACCAGGCTAAATTGATTGGAGGTGATGGAGATGGACAGAGCAACGATTAGGCAGATGCGCGGAGCGCCTGCGCAATTCCGCGCGGAGGATGCCGGCAACGCCAAGACGATCGAAGGGTACTTCGCCGTTTTCGGCGAGAACTATGAACTTTGGCCGGGGGCAACGGAAAGCGTAGCGCCTGAGGCCTTTGACGGCGCGCTGGCCGGAGACGTCCGGGCGCTGATCGACCACCAGACCAACCTTGTGCTGGGCCGCACTAAGGCAGGCACGCTGGAGCTGCGGACGGACAGCCATGGCCTCTGGGGCAAGGTGACGATCAATGAGAACGACACCGACGCGATGAACCTGTATGAGCGCGTGAAGCGCGGCGACGTGGATCAGTGCTCATTCGGCTTCGACATCGAGAGCGAGGACACTGATTACCGCGACGACGGCTCCGTGCACTGGACGATCCGCAAGGTGCGGCTGTATGAGGTGTCGGTGTGTACGTTCCCCGCCTACGAGAGTACCTCGGTCAGCGCGCGGAAACGCGACTATGCCACCATCCAGGCACGCGAGACGCAGGCATGGAAAGAAAAACAGATCAGGAGGTTGAAACCCAATGCTTAGGCAGCTTGTGATTACCAAGCGGCGCGCCGAACTCGACGCGCAGCGCGAGCAGACCCGAGCGGGCCTCGCCGAGTACGATACCCGGCAGGCCGAGCTCGAAAAGCGCGAAGCGGAGCTTGAGGCGGCTGTGAACGAAGTCAACGCCGAGACCAGCGCCGAAGACCGCGCCACCATCGACCAGATGGTCGAGGAATACGAGGCCGACAAGAAGGCCTATGACAACGACCGCCAGGGCGTGGACGAGAAGCTGGCCAAGCTCGATGAGCAGATCAGCGCGCTCGACGCGGAGCTGGACGAAATCAACGCGCGGGCGAAAAAGCCCGCCGAACCGACCCACACCATCGAACGAAAGGATGATGCACCCATGGATACCCGCAAGTTTTTTGGCCTGAACGCTCAGGAGCGCGACGCCTTCCTTGCCCGCGAGGACGTGAAGGGCTTTCTGACCCGCCTGCGCGAAATGAAAGGTCAGAACCGCGCGATCAGCGGCGCGGAGCTGACTATCCCGACCGTGATTATCGAGTTGCTGCGCGAGCAGATCACCACCTACAGCCGCCTCATGAAGCACGTCAACGTGCGCGCGATTAGCGGCAAGACCCGCCAGATCATCATGGGCACTGCGCCCGAGGCTGTCTGGACCGAGGCCTGCGGTGCGCTGAACGAGGTGACCTTCGGCTTCACCGATACCGAGGTCGACGGCTACAAGGTCGGCGCGTACATCGAGATCTGCAATGCCCTGCTGGAGGACAGCGACGTGGCGCTGGCCAGCGCGGTGATTGATTTCCTCGGCCAGGCGATCGGCTTGGCCATCGATAAGGCCAACCTGTACGGTACCGGCACCAAGATGCCCATGGGCATTGCGACCAGACTGGCGCAGACCGCGCAGCCGGACGACTACCCGGCGACCGCGCCCGCGTGGACTGACCTGCATACCAGCAACGTCATCACCATTGCTACCGCCGACTCGACCGGCCTGAAGCTCTTCCAGGCGCTGGCTAAGGCCGCGGCGAAGGCTCGCAGCACCTACGCCACCGGCGAGAAGTTCTGGGCGATGACCGAGGGCACCTGGCTCAAACTGGTTGTCGAGGCCATGAGCATCAACGTGACTGGCGCGATCGTTACGGGCATGCAGAAGACTATGCCCATCATCGGCGGCGCGGTGGAGATTGTGCCTGATAAGCTGATGGCCGATGACACCATCATCGGCGGCTACGGCAACCTGTACCTGCTCGTCGAGCGCGCCGGCATGAGCATGGCCAGCAGCGACCAGGTGCGCTTCATCGAGGAGCGCACGGTTTATAAGGCCTCGGCCCGCTACGACGGCAAGCCGATCTTCGGCGAGGGCTTCGTGGCGATTAACATCAACAACGGCACGCCGGAGACCAGCAAGACCTTCCCGGAGGACGAGGCCAATAAGACTGAGACTCCGTACGCCGTCCCGGCCGCGGGCACCTACGCCGCCGCGCAGAACGTGCAGCTCTTCTGCGGCACCAAGGGCGCGACTATCTACTACACCACTGACGGCAAGAGCCCGACCACTGCCAGCACCAAGTACACCGCGCCCGTGGCCATCTCGGCGACCAAGACCATCAAGGCCATCGCCGTGAAGAAGGGCATGGACAACTCCGCGGAGCTGACTGCGGCGTACACCATCTCGTAATAGGAGGCCGGCGGCATGGACACTGTACTGCAACTGATCAAGGTTCGGCTGAACCGCGCGGATTCCGCGTTGGACGATTATCTGTCCTCCCGCATTGAGGCGGCGCGTGATGAGCTGGAGCACAAGGGCGTGTCGCTGGATCTGACTGTGACCGAGGACTGCGTATTCCTGGCAGACTTCGCCGCCTGGCAATATCTCAACCGTGACAAGGCAGGCGCTATGCCCGAGTGGCTGCGCCTCGCCTTGCGCGAGCGATTCCTGCGCAATCGAGGTGATGGCAATGCTACTTGATCGAGGTATCGCGCACGTGTATCGGGTGGATGGTACGCAGAGGGGCGACGACATTACCAAGGGCCTGCCCGAGGTATACCGCAACTGGTTCGGGAGCCGCGACCATACCGCCGAGGATAACGCGACCGGCGATCTGACAATGCGGATCAGGATTCCGCGCGCGGATGTGCTGCCATGGGACATTGTGACGCTGGGCGGCACGCCTTGGGCAGTATCCCGAGCATACGACGGCGTGGACGAGGACAACGATCAGGAGATCACCGACTTGACGCTGATCCGAGGCGACAATGTATTCGTACCGTCTACGGCTTACCCGCGCAAGGAGACGGTCGACGACTACAACGCCCGATACGGAGTACCGGATAAGGACAACGCCTCGCCGCTGTGGTGCATGCGCCGGGAGGTTGAGGACGACGTATACTACAACTCTCAGCAGGCCGGGATGACGCTCGACGCGCGCGCGGATGTGTATACTGCCGAGTACGCCGGGCAGAGCTATCTTGCCATCGGCGGCACGACTTACCGCGTGGAGCGGCGCGTGCTGCATGGCGCGCTGACGCAGCTGTACCTTACCGCGATCGACGGACTGGAGGGCGCAGACGATGGCTAAATTCAACGTGGTCGGCTTCGACGACGTCGAAAAGGCGTTGATTGCGCGCGGCGAAGCCGTAACACCCGCCGTGGATGCAATGCTCAAGGCCGGCGCGGAAGTACTGGTCGAAGCGCAGAAGGCAGAGAGCAAGGCCATGGGCGTATACGATACCGGCGATTTCCACGCGTCGATCAAGGCAACGCCCGTGAAAGAGGGCAAGGAAGGCCGATACCTGGACGTATATCCGCAGGGCAAGGACCGCAAGGGTGTGCGCAACGCCACCAAGGGCTTTATCGCCGAGTACGGCAAAAAGAATGTGCCTGCGCGCCCGTGGATGTCCTCGGCCAACGAAAAGTGCTCAAGCAAACTGCACGAAGCCATGCGTGCAAAGTGGTCGGAGGTGATGGGCGATGGATCCTGAGCAAGCGATTGCGGCCGCGATGAAATCTCTCGGCATTCCCTATGCCCGGCTGCTGTACACGGGCAAGTCCGACGAATTTGCCACCTATCAGATCATTGCCTGCCAGGAGCAGGAGCACGGCGACGACGAATGCCAGGTCGAAAACTGGCTGTATCGCGTCGATGTATTTTGCCGGGGATCTCCTGTTGTGCTAATTCGCAAGGTCAAGGCCGCGCTCAGAGCGAACGGCTTTGTCGGGGTCTACGTTGACCCCGAAGTCTATGAAGAGGATACTCACTACTACCATGTGCCCGTTGAGGCACGCTACTACATGGAGGTGTAATTATGGCGACTATCGGTCTTAATGATATGCACTACGCCACGATCACTGAGGGCGACGGCTCCGTAACCTACGGCACGCCTACTCGCATGGCCAAGGCGATCAGCGCGGAACTGTCGGTGGAGTACGCCGAGGGCACGCTGTATGCGGACGACGGCGTGGACGATTCCGTCCGCGAGTTTTCGAGCGGTACGCTCAAGCTTAACGTCAACGATCTGACTCCCGCGGTGCTGGCCGCGCTGCTTGGTCAGACTAAGGGTTCGGACGACGTGGTGTTGGCCAATGCTAACGACGTTGCGCCTGAGGTTGCGATCGGCTTCCGCGCGCGCAAGACTGGCGGCAAGTATGCGTTTATCTGGCTCTATCGAGTGCGCTTCTCGGTGCCCTCTGAAAACTATCAGACCAAGGGCAACTCGATTGAGTACCAGACTCCCGAGATCGAGGGCACGATCATGGCTCGCGCGGACGGCAACTGGAAGGCCTCGTATGTCGGCGACGGCAGCTCGACTGATACCGTGGGTAAGGCCTGGTTCAGTGCTGTTAAAGAGCCTGCGGCGGCCTAACTAACGACAGAATAAGGAGGAGACTATATTATGAGCGCTATTAGAGACGGACGTTATCCTATCATGCTGGACAAGGAGCGGCACCTGCTGTACGACCTCAACGCAATCGACATGATCCAGGAGCGCTTCGGCGACCTGACCAAGATCGGCGAGGCAATGACCGGCAAAGAGGGCTTTAAAAACCTTCGGTTTCTGCTGACTGTGTTGCTGAACGAGGGCGAGAGCGACCCGGCCAATGAGCTGACCGAACGCGAAGTCGGCAAACTGATCCACGTGGGCAACCTCAACGCCGTCAAGGACGCGATCTTCGCGGCGATCAGCGTGGGCAATACCGGTAGTGCCGTTCCCGTCGAGGTTGATGAGGACGGCGCAAAAAACGTGGAGACGGGCAAGGCAAAATAGACCTTGCCCAACTGTTGTACATGGGTGTCACGCTGTTGCACTTCCGCGAGTCAGAGGTGTGGCGCATGACACCCTATAAATTGCTCGAACTGTTTTACTGGCACCGGGTCTACAACCCGGACAAGTTTGAGCGGCCCAAACCAAAGGATATGGATGACATCGATTACGCGATGGGAGGTATGTTGTAATGGCCAACCGCGAGGATACCATTAAAACCAAACTTGCGCTCGAGGGCGAGAAAGAGTACCGCAGCGCATGTAAGGGTATCAACTCCTCCCTGCGCGAAATCGGCAGCGAACTCAAGCTGGTATCAGCCGAGTACGCGAGCAATGCCAACAGCACGGAGGCACTGACCGCGAAAAAACAGGTGCTACAAAAACAGCTAGAAGCCGAATCCGAAAAGGCTGCTGCTGCGGCCAAGGCTCTGCGAGAAATGAAGGAGCAAGGGCTCGACGAGACCAATCCCGCCGTACAGCGCATGCAGACCAATCTCAATAATGCGCGCACGGCAATGGCCAATACCGAGAACGCGATCAAAGATACGGACACTGCGCTCGAGAACTCCGCAAAAACGATCAATGATACGTCCGACAAGTGGAAGTCACTTGGCAATGCAGTTGCGACGGGTGCTAAGGCGCTGGGCGCAGGCATGCTTGCACTTGGTGCGGCGGCAGCGGCGGGCGCGTATAAGCTGGGCACGGCGGTTGTCGAGTCGTACGGTGAGTATGAGCAGTTGGCAGGCGGCGTAGAGACGCTGTTCGGAAGCAGCAGCCAAACCGTCGACGATTATGCGGCATCCATTGGCAGCTCAGTCGAAAGCATCAAGAAATTCCAGGCGGAAAATGGTCTGGCCGTCGATGGTATTATCGGCCCGATGACGCAGGGCGTAATTGAGGAAAAGTATAAGTCGCTGACCAATACAGTGCGTTCTGCACAGGACATCGTCATGAAGGACGCGGCAAACGCGTTTCGCACGGCTGGACTCTCCGCGAATGAGTATATGGAGACGGCGACCGGCTTTGCGGCGTCCCTAATTAATGGCTTAGGCGGAGATACAGTCAAGGCCGCAGAATTGACAAACGAGGCAATCCTCGACATGGCCGACAACGCCAATAAGATGGGTACGGACATGTCGTCGATCCAGAACGCGTATCAGGGCTTCGCCAAGGGTAATTATACCATGTTGGATAACTTGAAGCTCGGATATGGCGGCACCAACGAGGAAATGGTGCGCCTGATCAACGACAGCGGCATCCTGAACGAAAAGATCAGCAGCATGGACGGAATTACCTTTGACCAGGTCATTTCGGCAATCCATGCAGTGCAGGACGGCATGGGAATGTCCGGCGTGTCTGCCGATGAGGCCATCAATACGATCCAGGGGTCCATGGGCGCTCTTGGGGCTGCGTTTGATAACCTGCTCACCGGCCTCGGCACTACTGACGCGGATATCCAGGCACTTGTCGGCAACGTGGCCGAGTACCTGGGCTATGTGATCAACAATATCACGCCTGTCATCGAAAACATCGTTGCGGCCTTGCCTACCCTGTTTGACGCAGTTATTGAGAATATCGCCGGCATGCTGCCTGTGGTCGTCGAGACGGCGACGACGCTGTTCAACAGCTTGCTGTCGACGCTGATTGCATTGATTCCGGAGCTGACTCCCGCGGCGGTGGACATGGTAATGTCGCTGGTGGATACGATCATTGCCAACCTGCCTCTGCTGATCGACGGCGCGGTGCAGCTTGTTGGCGCGCTGGTCAGCGGCATCGGCACGGCGCTGCCTACGCTGATTCCGGCGGCGGTGCAGATGATCACGGAGATTATCACCGGCCTGATTGATGCAATCCCCATGCTGGTTGAGGCGGCGGACGACCTTATCCTCGGCCTTGCGGACGGACTGCTGGCCGCGCTGCCTGATCTGATCGCGGCGATCCCGCAGATCATCATAGGCATGCAGGCTGCATTTTGGGATGCGATACCCGATCTGGTTGATACTGGTATCCAGTTGCTTAGCGCGCTGGTAGGCAATATTCCGGCGATTATTGATGCGATTGTTACGGCAATCCCAGATCTGATTATGGGCGTGATTGCCAATATACTCGATCATATTCCGGATTTTGTCGAAGCAGGTGTTGAATTGCTGCTCGGCCTTGTCGGCAATGTCGGCGCAATCATCATGGGTCTTGTCGAGGCAGTCCCGGCAATCATCACCGGCCTGTTCAATGCGTTTACGGACCCAGCCAATATCTCTAAGATCGGCGAGGCCGGCGCGCAGCTCTGGAATGGTCTGGTTGAGGGCATATCTAATGCAGTGAGCAATGCCAAGGATGCGGTTGTCAAGGCATTCAGCGGCGTGATCGACTGGGTTAAGGAGCTGTTCGGGATCCATTCGCCGTCGACTGTATTTGCGGGCATTGGCGATTTCCTCCTCCAGGGCCTTGGTCAGGGCTTGCTTGATGGCGTGAGTGCAGTACTTGATACCGTGGCCAGTGTATTCGGCAAGATCTGGGACGCGATCAAATCAATCTTCGGATTCGGCGGGCAATCGTCCGAATCCAAAGAAGGCAAGGAAATCGGCTCCGACATCATGTCCGGCGTGAAGGGCGGTATTGAGGGCGGCAAGGATGACGTGGAGAAGGCCGGCCAGAACGCAGCCAGGGCAGCGCTCGACGCAATGGCCAAGGAGTTCGGCACGACCGAGGGTGCGAGCACCAAGACGCAGAAATTCGGCGAAAACCTAATCAAAGGGATTAACGCAGGCCTTGGCGATGTGTCCGCGGATGATTTTTCCGGCGGCGTGGGCAAGATCACTGAGGCGCTCGAAACCGCGATCAACGACGCGCTGGGCATGCAGAGCACCGGGTTCCTCGGCTGGGGCGGCAAGAGCTCTGAGAAATTTTCCGGCGTTGGTGACAACATCATCAGCGCCATCGCCGAGGGCATTGAAAAGAGCAAGGGCGGCAGTAATGCCGTGAAGACTGCGATCACCGGCGTAATCGACGAGGCAGGCACTGCCGGCACCGAGTCCGCGCAGACCAACGGCAACACCGTGGCCACCAAGATCATCACCACGATTGCGGACAAGATTGCGGCGGACGTGGGCACGATCACGGGCAAGATCCCGGCGATGACAACGACGATCGTTGCGGCCTTCGACGCGCGCCTGCCCGACTATGTTGCGGCAGGCCAAAGGATCGCCGACAAGCTGGCCGAGGGAATGGACGGCAATGTCGCCGCCATCACCGGTAAGATCGACGGCATGACGACTGAGATCATCAGCACGTATGAGGACCAGCACGGCCAGTACACCGACGAGGGCACGGCCATCTCCGACCTGATTGCCGAGGCCATGGCGGCCAATGTGACGGCGATCACCGACCAGATCCCGGGCATGACGCAGGACATCCTCGCGGCGTTGGAGTCACACCACCCTGAGTATACCGACGAGGGCGTGCAGATCGACGAGAGCGTGCGCACGGGCATGGCCAACAAGGCCGGTGCGCTGACCAACGAGATGCAGCAGATCATGATCCAGATCAAGGGCGTGATCGACGGGTACAACGGCGAGCTCTACGCCTGCGGCCGCAACATGGCTGACGGAATCTGGAGCGGCATGCGGAGTATGCGCTCGACGCTTATCAGCCGAGTGCGGAGCATGATGCAGGATATCGTGGCCGCCGTGAAGGATGAAATGGACATCAACTCGCCGTCCAAGGTATTTGCCGGCATCGGCCGGTACATGGCAATGGGCTTAGGCGAAGGCTTCGGCGCGGAGATGCGCAACACGGATACGCTGATCCGGCGTGCGGTGGACGGCGCTGTGCCCGGCGTGCAGCAGTACGGCGGCAGGAGTAATAATCAGGGCACAACGTTCGCCATCACGCAAAACGTATATGCAAATGATACGAGCTACGTGGAGCAGCAGCGGCAGGCCGCGAAGAACTTCCGGCAGATTGCGAGGGAGATTGCAATATGAGGACGTGGGAACGGCTGATCTATACCAATACACGCGGTGAGAGCCTCGAGCTCTCCCGCGCATCTATGTATCATGTCAATTTCAAGGACGTTTCCGGCTTGTCAGATGTCAAGACGCAGATCTACAGCACCTCAGCCATGGGTCAGGACGGCAGCACGTACATCGGCAGCCGACTGGAGCCGCGCGACATTGAGATCGCCGGGCACATGCACACCACGGATAAGTCCGAGGCGGGCAGACTGCGCAGGCAGATGCTCAAGCTGCTGACGCATACGGGCACACTGACCTATATCGCGGACAACATCGAGCGCTCGATCGACGTGGTGCTCGACAGCGCGCCGACGTTCAGCCGGCAGGACCCGATCTATCACAGCTTTACCCTGGCTTTCTCCTGTCTCGCCCCTTACTGGCATACGCCCACGGAGACGCGCAACGACATTGCGCTGTGGGAGGCAGGCATGGAGTTTCCAGCGGACAGCGGCCTAGAGCTCAACGCGGATTGGGAGATCGGATCGCGCAGCGCGTCCCAGATCGTGCAGGTGTACAACGCCGGCGACGTGGAGACCGGCCTGCGCGTGGAGTTCCGCGCGACCGGCGGTGTAAGCAATCCCAAGATCCTCGACTTGGGCACGGGCGAGTACCTGCGATTCAAGATCACTATGCGTGCGGGGGACGTATTGACCGTATCCACGGGCTACGCCAACAAGTACGCCACCCTGACGCGGGACGGCGTGCAGACCGATGCGCTGCGATACCTGGACACGCAGAGCACGTTTATTCAGCTTGCGCCGGATCTGTCGGATATTAAGTACGACGCAGACACCGGCCTGTCCAACCTTGAGGTGACACTCTGGCACCATGACAGGTATCTGGGGGTGTAGGCATGGACATATACGTATACAGCACCGGCATGGAGCTGTTAGGCGTGGTCGACGAAATCAACTCGCTGATGTGGACGCGGCGGTACTGGCGGTGCGGTGAGTTCAGCCTGCTCGCGCCGCTCAACAGCCGTAATATATCGCTCCTCCGCCTGGGGCGGCTGATCATGCGCAAGGGCGACGACGAGGCCGGGCAGATACAGTACATCCGGATCAGCAAGGACAATAGCGGCATGGACACGATCGAGGTGCAGGGCAAGTTCATTACGCACTGGCTCGGCACCCGATTAATATTGGCCAGCGATACCTACAGCATGGCCACACATACGCTGCTTGAGACGCTGGTCGCCAAGAACATGGTATCACCTGATACCACGGCGCGCAAGATTCCGAGTCTGGCCGTGCGGGCGGGGACTGTGGACGACGAGACGCTGGACTACACCACGGAGATCTACAGCGGCCTGCTCGATGTGTGCGAGTCCCGCGCGCAGCTTGCAAAGATCGGATTCCGCATCGTCACCGACCAGGACGAGGGCAAGCACTACTTCACCACGTACAAGGGTCTCGACCGGACCAGCAGTCAGAGCACCAATCCACCTGCGATATTTTCGCCGGACTTCGATAATGTGCTGAGCCAGGAAATGACCTCGAGCCGTGAAAACCTGGCCACGGACGCATATATCGAGGGGCAGACCAACGAGGACGCGCCCAGGCTGATCGCCGAGGTATCCTCGGGCACGTACACCGGCCTCGACAGGATTGAGTGCTACTACCTGGCCTCGGACATTGCCCAGACGGTGAGCAATTCCGACGGCTCGCAGAAGACCATCCCCGACGAGAAGTACATTGCCATGCTGGCGGCCAAGGGCGCATCGTACCTGCAGAGTAAGATCGAGACCAACAGCTTTGCCAGCACCATCAACCCCAATGCATTGCTCAAGTACAAGGTGGATTACGACGTGGGCGACCGGGTGACCTGCATCAATCGGCAATGGGGTGTGACCAGGGACGCGCGTATCACCGAGGCGACGGAGACATGGGATTCGAGCGGTCCGGGGCTGAGCATCACCTTCGGCGAGAGCCTGCCCACACTATCGGAGACGTTGAAATGGAGGTAATTATATGGCCGAAAAGAGCAGCTTTTTCAACAGTGTCAGCGGCGACCGAAAATACAAGGCCGAAGACTGGGCCAGCTACTTTGGCACGCTGATCGGCAACGGCGTATTCCCCAACCCGGCGACCAACTTGCAAGTGGTGCCGGGCGCGAGCGGCCTGACCGTGACCGTGCATGCAGGCAAGGCGTGGATCAATGGATACTACTACAATAATACGGACGATCTGACCTTGACCCTGCCCACTCCGGACGGGTCAAAAAAGCGCATTGACCGGATCGTGGTGCGCTGGAGCCTGTCCGACCGCAAGATCAGCGCCGCGGTGAAGAGCGGCACGGCAGCGACCAACCCATCTGCTGCAGTACTGCAGCGCGACTCGGATGTGTACGAGCTGGCCATTGCCGACGTGCTTGTGGGCGTGGCCGCGACGAGCCTCTCCTCCGCCTCGATCACCGATAGACGCTACGACAGCTCCCTGTGCGGCGTGGTCACCGGCACCGTGCAGCAGATCGATACCTCCGCCTTCGCCGCGCAGGTGCAGAGTTTCTTCGACGACAGCGAGGCCGAGTTCACGTCCTGGCTTAATGGGATCCAGAACGTATTGGATGAGTCAACCGCAGGCAATCTGCTCAACCTGATCAATACCCACAAGGCCGACACCAACAACCCGCACCAGGTGACGGCGGCGCAGATCGGAGCGCCGACCACGAGCGCCGTGCAGACAGCGCTCAATGGCAAGGCCAATGTATCCCACACTCAGGCGGCGAGCACGATCACGGCGGGCACGCTGGCAGGCAAGGTGCAAGCGAACGCGGCGGCAGAGGCAACGCTTGCAGACGCGCAGGTGCGCAACATCAAGGCGAGCACAACTGACCTGACGGCGGGAACGAGTACGCTTCAGGCTGGGGAGGTGTACCTGGTCTATGAGTAAGGCAGGATATATCGGAGTGAGTGACAAGGCGCGCAAGATCAAGAAAATGTACGTGAGCATAAACGGCGTGGCGCGGCAGGTGAAGAAGGCGTATGTCGGAGACGCGTACAACAAGGCGCGGCTGTGGTATGTGGCAAGGTATTTTGCGTATACGGGCGACTACACGCAACAGGGCGTGGTGATCGACGGAAAGGCCTACGTGCTCTACACACTCACCAGCTCGGGCACGCTGAATTGCAGCGAGGCGCAGTACTGGATGTGCGGCGGGGGCAGCAGCGGTGAAAGTGGAAAATACTACAAATCACCTGATGATGGCAGTGGGTCTTCTGTAACGTCATACTCAACTGGACGTGGCGGTTCTGGCGGGCATACTAGCTCCGGGTTGTTTTCGCCCGGCACATGGATAATAACTATTGGGGCTGGCGGAGGAACAGCCGCTACTGGCACAACAATTATGAGCAATGATGGTGGGCAAACAACAGCCATCCAGAATCCTTTAACGCTCACCGCCGCAGGCGGCACAATAGAAAGCGGCGGCTCTGGAGGCGGCAGCGGCGCATCCGCATCAAACAGAAGCGCTTCTCTTCGCGCTGCGGGAACGGGCGACGGAGTGTCTACTATTCCATTTGGCCTGCAAGATATTTTAGGTACATTAGCTGCGGGTGGCGGTGGTGGTGGCCTTTCTGCGGCCATATCATCAACCACGCATAAATGGGCCGGCGGCAACGGCGGCACCAATGGCAGCGACGGACTAAATGGGGCCAGATATTCTACGACGCCTGGCACTGGCGGGGCTGACGGCGGCGGCGATGGAGGTGGCCCAGAATTTGATCAAACTGCAACTGGCAAAGCAGGCACACGCCCGGGAGCTGGCGGCGGCGGTGGCTCTGTGAGATATAGCACGCCGGGCACAGGCGGCGCGGGCTATCAGGGCGTAATGTACGTACTACAAGCGGCGTAAGGAGGGGAAATATGATTGGAGCAATAGTGAAGGACAACATCGTCGAAAACCTGATCGTGCTGGACGAGGCGCAGAAGGCCGAACTGGAGGCGGCGCTCGGGTGCGAAATCGTGGACGCGCGGCCTTATGGCCTGATCGCGGGCGACCTGCGGACGGCGGCGGGCTGGACGCGCAACGCGGGCGGCGAACAGATGGTGCTTGAATTGCAAACGCAGGAAGCCTATGACAGCTACACGCTGGCCGCACAGCGCGCGGCGGACGCGGAGGCGGCGCTGGAAACGGCGGGCGAAGCGGCAACTGCTGAGGCCCTGAACATATTGAAAGGAGATGTAAGCGAATGACCGAGGCGCAGAGAAAAGAGCTGCTGGCCATGCGCGCGGCGCTGGACGGGCTGGTGGGCAAGATCGTGGAGACGCCCGCCGAGGTGAACGAGTACCAGGCGGCGGTGCGGGAATGGCAGCCGGGAGCGTTTGCGGTGGGCGACGTGCGGCAGCGCCTGGGCGCGCCCTATAAGTGCGTGCAGGCGCACGACAGCACGGCCAACCCCGGCTGGACGCCGGAAGCGACGCCCGCGCTGTGGATGCAGTATCACGGCACTACGCCCGAGAGCGCCAGGCCGTGGATTGCGCCGACCGGCGCGCACGACATGTACAAGGCCGGGGAATACACGATCTGGACGGACAGCAAGACCTACAAGGCCAAGATGGACACGGCCTATAGCCCGGCGGACTATCCACAGGCATGGGAGGAGGTGAATTGATATGGCAAAAATCAAAATCTGCCTGGACGCGGGGCATTATGCGGAGTACAATCGCAGTCCGGTTGTGCCCGAATACTACGAGTCGCACATGACGTGGAAGCTGCACCTGCTGCTGAAAAAGTACCTCGAGCAGTACGGCATCGAGGTGATTACCACCCGCCCGAACCAGCGCAAGGATCTGGCACTCTACCAGCGCGGCGCAACATCCAAGGGCTGCGACCTGTTTCTGTCGCTCCACTCCAATGCGGTGGGCGGCAAGGTGGGCAATGAGAGCGTCGACCGCGTGATGGTGTACGGCCCGATCAACGGCAAAGGCAAGGACATTGCCGGCAAGCTGGGCGAGTGCATCCGCACGGTGATGCAGACCAAGCAGGGCAGCTATGTGGAGACGCGCAAGGGCAATCACGGCGACTACTACGGCGTGATCCGCGGGGCGACGGCGGTCGGGACGATCGGCCTGCTGGTGGAGCACAGCTTCCACTCGTGCACCCGATCGGCTAAATGGCTGCTGGACGATGACAACCTGGACAAGCTGGCGCGCGCGGAGGCGCAGGTATTGGCCGAGCACTACGGGCTGGCCAAGCAACCGGAGGACCCGCCCGACCCGCCCGACCCGGAAAAACCAGAGGAGGAGCCGAAGATGGACAAACTGTACCGAGTGCAGGTCGGCGCGTTTGCGGTGCGCAACAACGCCGAAAAGCTGCTTGAGAAGCTCAAGGCGCTTGGCTTTGACGGCCTGATCGTCGAGGCCGGACAGGGTGCCGGCCAGAATGGCACGACCATCACCGATGGCACATGGAATGTGCGCAACGGCCCGGGCACGCAGTACGGTATCGTTGGCCTTGCCCAGGAGGGCGAGGTATACGAGCTCTCCGGCGATGAGCAGGGCGACTGGGTAGGGATCCTGTACAAGGGCATCAAGGCCTGGATCAGCAGATCGGGGGTGGCAAACAAGTGAGCGAGGCAATCATTACCGCGCTGATTACCGGCGGGCTGGCGCTGATCGGCGTGATTATCACCTCCGCCCGATCGGCCAGCGCCCTTGACTCCAAGCTGGAGCGAGCGCAGGCTGTGACCGACACCAAGATCGAAGAGCTGACCCGCGAGGTGCGAGAGCACAACAACTTCGCCCGGCGGGTGCCGGTGATGGAAGAGCAAATCAAGGTGGTCAACCACCGAATCAAGAACCTCGAAGAGAAAGGAGACTGGAACCATGAATAAGATCGATTGGAAACGCAAACTGACGAGCAGGAAGTTTTGGGCGGCGATTGCGTCCTTTGCAAGCATGCTGATCGTTGCTCTGGGCGGCGCGGAAACCGTAGCTACCCAGGTGACGGCACTGATCATGGCCGGCGCGTCTGTCATCGCCTATATCATCGGCGAGGGACTGGCGGACATGAGCAATGCGGGCGCGGACGACGAGAGCGACGGTGAGTAGCTATGCGTGTGCATCCATTCCGTGGCGCGACTCGCAGCCAGATGCGGGCGCGCATCGACGACGCACTGCTATCTGATCTGGATCGCAGGATAGCGTGCGCATACCTTGTGGATTGCGCACCAACGGACGTGGACGCAGGCGTGGCAGCCGGGTGCGACAGGCGCACGGCCAAGCGCCATCTGGCACACATCATTGATGTTCTCAATGGCTAAGGGCGGGGATTTCCCCGCCCTTTTTTCTTTGGCCTTTTTGCTTGTTAATTTTGTTAATTTGCTCTTCTGGCTATTGACATTACGTCTCTAGAGGCGTATAATATAGGTACAAGGTTGAGAAACAAAGGAGGACAAAATCATGAAAGACTACGTAACCTATTCCTGCGGCCACACCGGCGAGGTGCAGCTCTTTGGATCGAACAAGGATCGCGAGCGCAAGATCAAGTGGTACGAGAAGGAGGCGCTCTGCCCCGAGTGCTACAAGAGGCAGCAAGAGGAAAGAGGCAAGGCCCTGGCCGCCGAGTACAACCTGCCCGAGATCACCGGCGTCTCCGACAAGCAGATCGCCTTCGCCGAGACCCTGCGTACCCGTTACCTGACCAGCTACTCCATCAACGATCTCAAGAAGCTCACCGAGATCATGCACGAGCTGCGCACCGAGCACCGCGCCGAGCTGGACGCCATGCTCACCAAACTGGGCCAGACCGAGGACGAGTTCTTCGCCCAGCGCAGCTGCAAGATGGGCCTGGGCAAGGCCTACACCCTGCTCACCACCGGCGAGGCCCGCCAGATCATCGATACACTGAAGGACGACGGCTCCCACGATCACATCCGCTGGTACCGCTAAGCAGCGCATCCCCACAACAATCTATCAACCACCCGCCCCGGAGGTAACGAGGGCAGAAAGGACGCCGCCATGAGAAAGCAGAAGCACCCCCGCGGATACTACCGCACCGCAGAGTCCGACAAGGACTGGGACCTGCACATGAACGTGCACTTCTGGCGCCACGATTTTGAGGTGCCAGCCAAGATGAAGTCCTGGCGCTGGCTCAACGAGGATCGCGCCATCCTGGCCATCATCCGCATGGAGGATCGCACCCCCGGCCCGCATTACAGCGCGTTTGCCGTGCGCAGATACCGCGCCATCATGCAGCAGTACACCCGCCGGATGGAGCCCTACGACGAGCACTATCACCTCGACGAGCCTCACGCCGCGAAGTACCCCCACCGCACAAAATGGTTTTAAAGGAGCATTGCTATGGACACCTACGAAAACATCCTCAACCGCGTCCTCGTCACCCCGTACACCTGCGGCGACAACGCCCCGGAGACCTGCTACCTGCTCCACGATCCCGGCACCGACCGTGTGTGCCTCACCACCTGCGGCGGCCCCGTGTACTACGACAGCATTGAGGAGTGCAACGCCGCCAACGCCGACTGTATGGACTGCTACCACTTCGGCGACACCTACCCGAGCATCCTGGACTACTGGTTCGCGGTCGGCACCGACTTGCCCAAGTACGGCGACGACGACTCCACCCACGAGGTACTGCGCAGCTGCTTTGGCGCAGGCGCGGCCGATTGGGTTACCTCCCTCCCCCTCAAAAACCCGCACAGCGTGCAGATCGGCTACTACAAGCCCATCCTCGATACCTTGGACGCCACCCGTGCGGAAATCGCCAGAGAGCTCCTCCGGCTCATGCTGGATGATGAGGATCGGATCAGGCAGGACCGCCGCCGCATGCCCGACGAAATCGCCGACGGCAGCGAACGCAGCCTCAAAGGCCAAATCCGCGGCCTGGATCGCGCGTTTGCCGTCGTGACCGGCATGACAACTGGACAGTGCCACACGAAAATGCTGCTCGACGATGTCCTGGCCGAATCCAATGAGCACGCCTGATCGCGTCTGCGCCACCTGCGGCCGGCCGCTGCCCGGTAGCAGCATCAATCCCCCGCACAGGATAATAATTGAAAGGAGGAGTGATCCACATGCCCAAGTCGCCCTGGCCAATGACTGCGCCGGATCGCCTAGAACGCGAAATGCTGGCCAAATACCCGGATCTGGATGAACGGATCAGCCGATCGCTCAACGCCGACGGCCCGCGCTGGCCGAGCTGGTGCTACCTGCCGATGGCTGATAGCTACTCGATCGTCACCGCGGCCGCCGAAGAGCGTGTGGCTATGTACCTGATGACTGCGGCGGAGCGCATGTACGATATGCGCAGGCTCGCCGCGATCATCCCATGGCGCGTTGCCAAGCCGATCTATCGCTTCGACGCGGACCTGGCCGCCGAATTGATGACCGGCGCCGGCGACAGCCGCATCCCCGCCCAGGTGCTCATGCGCCTGCCGTACCCGTGCATATTTATCGAGCATCCGCCGGGCGTGGACGACTGCGAGGGAGTATTCGCCTTCCTCGAGGCCGACGAGCGATATCCTGAGGCGCTGGAGCTGCGCCTGCACTACCTGTTTTCTGATGGCCGGATGCAGATCGCATATATCCAGTACGATCTCGCCGGCCGCGACAGCAGCGTTTTCGCGGCCAGGCAGGCCGCTGAATATGCCAAGAGCATGCGCAGGCTCGGCGGCCGGACGCTCGACTCGGACGACGGCCCGGATGCAGGCCGGCGCGCCGACCAGATCGACGCGCATAAGTACGGCCATATCAACATGCTGCTCTACCTCTGCGCCGACGAGCCCGATCTGCGCCGCAGCGCGCCTGTTCCCCGTCAGCGCGGCCCGCGCATAGACGTAGCTGCATACTCGGACGTGATCGACGTGGGCACAGCGCAGGGCGTCATCATTCGCCGCGCCCGGCAGGTCGTCGAGTCGCATACAGCCTCCGCCCCTGCCGGCACGCACAAGTCCCCGACCCCGCATGTACGCCGCGCGCACTGGCACCTCTACTGGATGGGCACAGGCCGCACGACTCCGGCCATCAAGTGGATCATGCCCATCTTCGTGGGCGGCGGCGACAAGCCCCGCCCGACAACTATCAACATTATTAAGGAGTGATATAATGCTTATACCTCTTACACAATATGCTGAAAAGCACGGTATAGCGCTTACCACGGCACGCCAGCGCGCACAGCGAGGGTCATTCGCAAGTGCGGTCAAAATGGGGCGTGATTGGATGATCGACTCGGACGAGCCACTTGTTGATCGCCGGATCAAGTCGGGCAAGTATAGAGGATGGCGTAATAAGAGTGACGATTACGCCCAAGAGTAGCCGTAAGGCCGGATGCGTCCGGCCTTTTTGCTTGTTAATTTTGTTAATTTGCTCTCTTTACTATTGACAACGCGTCGCTAGAGGCGTATAATATAGATACAAGGTTGAGAGAGGAAGGAACAAAACAATGAGCAAGAAATTTGAGCAGAAGATCATGAAGACCGGCACCGTGGACACCAAGAAGTACCGTTACGCCCTGCGCGAGTTCGCCGACCGCATGGAGATCGTCCGCATCGAGCTGTACTACCTCGACACCACTGCCGAGTGGGAGACCGTTAAGACCATCGGTTAATTAGTTATGAGCCCTCCTGGCCGGGCGAAAGACCAGGAGAAAGGAGCCCCCCATGGCTATCACCCCCAACAGCCCCGCGAAGGACCTCCCGATCTACGACAAGGCCGTCGCCCGCTTCCCGCACCTCGCCTACGCGCCAGACGCGAAGACGTTTTGCCTGAACCTCAGCCGCTTGGCTATGGTCCCTGGCATCAAGTTCTCTGACTACTTCAAGATCGGCGCAGTTGCCAACGGTTGCAACTGGCCCGAGTGATTCTACTAGCCCTCCCGGTCGGGCGAAAGACCGGGAGAAGGAGGAAAACATGAGAACTATTGATGTCGTTATGGATTATTGCGCGATCGTGACAGATCGTCCGGAGCCTGGGTATCCTGCATGTGCCCGCCGCTATTGGGCAGATATAGTCTGCAATATCGTTGGCGGCTATGGCATCTGCTCTGACGGCTCCCACAAGCAGCGCCGTCTCTCCGTCCTCATCCCTGATTGGATCGTCCCCAGCACGAGATGGCTCTGGCCGATGTCCGTGGAGGGTGGTGCGTACTCCAGGCGCGGCACGGACAACCTGGCGTTCATCACGTGCACACGGCGCGTGTACGTAGATGTTGGCCCTGACAAGCGCTGTGATATCGATGATCTGTACGATCGCACACTTGCCGGAGGGTTGACGCTCCATTATCCAACTCCCGATGGCAACATGGCTACCATGCCTGTCTACCTCGCCTGATACTGATTCTAGTCAAGGCCCTCGGCAATTGCCGGGGGCCTTGCTCATATTATGCACAGCTTGTGCACAGCCCGTGTACACCTCCGCCCCCGCCGAATGGCAAAATCTGCGACAATGGTTGTGGTGATCACCAACACACAACTATTATCGCGGAGGTGGACAAAATGGAATATACTGCTGGTAGGGGCACTACTGCGCTGGGTATTATTGGCACGGCGCTGGGCGGCCTGGCTGTGGCCGGAAACGGCCTGCTGGGCGGGCTGAACATGGGCGGTACTCGCAACGTCAACGTCAATGGCGAGGACGGCTGCTCCGAAAATCACCTGGTCAATCGCTACGAGGCGGCGCAGTCGGCGCGCATTGCGGAGCTGGAGACCGAGGTGAAGCTTCGTGACGCGAACGCCTACACCGACCAGAAGTCGCTTGAGATGTACAAGTACATCGACGGCAGGCTGCGCGGCGTGGAGGACAAGATCTGCGATCAGGCCGTCGTCAACCAGAGGACTGCCGACTCCTTCGCCCTCGCTCAGGCCGATCTTGCTGCGGTGAAGGCCGATCTGCAGGGGCAGATCAAGATGGAGGCCGAGCGGCGCTGCTGCGCGGACAACTCGATCATTACTTATGCCAATGCTACCTTCTATCCGAAGCAAGTGGCCGACGTAACGGTGGGTACTGCCACCACGGCGCAGACTCTGTACAACCCCATCCCCAAGTGCGGAGGCTGTTGCAACAGCTAAGCGATTCGGCGGGACGCGCAAGCGTCCCGCCATCTGAAATGGAGGCGTGAGCAATGGTAAGCGCACAGCAGATCAAGGCAGGCGTGGGCACATATCTCGAGACTAAGATGATGCCCAGGCTGGATAGCAAGCGCCAGTTCGTTCTCGGCATGGCCTACTCCCTGGGGGCGGCACGCATGGATCAGATGATCAACGCATTGCGCGGCAATCAGATCGTGCAGGCGCTCGGCGTCATCGACGAGGCCGGGCAGGTGGATATCGACGCGCTGTACAATGCGGCGCATGCGCAGATGCAGGCGCAGGGCAAGTTGGCGCTGGATATTCCGCTGCTCGGGAGCTTCGCCTTCGACGGCAGTGATCTGCGTGAGCTACGCGATTGCATTGCGCGGCAGGAGGTGTGAGTATGCATCAGATCCCGGAGATCCTGCACGATATGTGGGGCAACCTGATGGAGGCGCAGGACAAGATTGAGACGGCCTACGAGATGGCCGGCAAGCACAAGGCGGCTGCGGATTGGTACAAGGTGATGGCTGCACAGCACTTGGAGTTCAACCGCATGGCGCACAGCATGCTAGCCGATAAGATCGCCAAGTGCGAGGCCGCTGAAACTACCACCGAGCGTGAGCGCGGTAAACTGGAGAGCTGGTCGGACGATCTGGCCATGCTCCAGGCCAAGACTGCGCGGGTCCGCGCGATGGTGGAGGAGTATAAGTAAGGACTGCGGGTATCATGCGTGTTGTGACTCATCACAACACACAGGATACCCGTATTATTGTGCCCTGCCTAATCAACCTTGGGGTAGATGTCGAGTGTTAGATGCTCGGCAGGATTGCTTGATCGATTGCAGCGCTTAGACTTGTGATACACGATCTTAGCAATTATCTGCTTGAGCAGCGCATTGAGCTCTTCGGCGGGCACCTTGCCTGCCACATCGAGGATGTGTGTGATCTGCTCATAGTGGGCAATGATCGCCTGCTCTGGGGCAACGGCCCGCTGCGCTTCTGCCAGCTCGGCGGTCGCGGCCTTGATGCGATCCTCGTTGAGCGCGTTGCGCTCGATGTACACGGGGATGGTGTATGCGCCGGCCTCAACGAGCTCCTGCAGCTTGGTACGCTGGGCGAGCAATGTATCCAATGAGGATTGCGCGGCGGCAATGCGCAGCGCGCGGGGATCTGGTGCAGATTCAGCCGGCCTCGCCGCGTCGACTTGAGGATCGCCCATTGCCTGCCATGTCCGGAGTACCTCGTCGAGCTGGCCAAATACGTAATTGGCGTATATCCCGGATGTCGGGCAGCCAGGAGTGATGCACTTGTATGCATATGCCTGATTGCGATTGCTCATCGGCGTGTAGCTCATTGCGTGGCCGCACTCGCTACAGTACATCAGTCCGGCAAGCGGATTGCTGAGCCGTGCGTATGCCTTGCACGGTGGTGGCGGATTATCAGCTAGCCTGGATTGCACTGCGTCCCATTGCGCCTGCGTGATGATCGCGGGATGGAGGCCATCGTAGATCATGCACTCGTCAGATAGCGGGCGGGTCAGATACTCGCGCCCATCCTCAATCACTGTCTTAGTCCGGCGGAGGCACCAACGCACCTTGCCCAGGTATACCGGATTGTTCAAGATTGTTCGGATCGCCGACGGCACGAATCTCGCGCCCAGGTGTGTGCGCAGGCCCATATCATTCAGCGCGTTGGCGATGTTGTTTTTACCCATTTTGCCAGTGCCGTACCAATCATAGATCATGCGCACGGCGTCGGCCTCGATCGGCACAGGCGCAAGCGTCCATGCGCCATCCGCAGTCTTCACCCGCGTGTATCCGTACGGCGCGCGCGGGCTTTGCCATTTTCCGGCACGGGCGGAGGCAACGCGCCCCGCCCACATGCGGCGCTTGATGTGCCGATACTCCATCCGAGCGAACTGCTGGCTGTACTCGAGGAACTCCTCGTCGATCTCCGATCCGGCCGGGTCGTACACCTTGTACGGCGTGATTACCAGCGTATGGGTATACTTCAGCGTCTTTAGGATTCGCGCCTGGTCCGAGCCATCACCACGGCCCAGACGATCCACGTCCATACAGATCACACCCTCATATGCGCCGGACTCGATGGCCGATAGCATGCGGCGCATCTCCGGGCGTTCTGCGATGGTCTCGCCGGAGACGATCTCCGCGTATATCTCGGCCACGGGCAAGTGGCGCTGCGCGGCCAGATCGGTGAGCGTGCGCTTATGCCGGGCAAGGGTCTCGCCTTCGCCGCGCGCCTCAGCCTCCATGTCGGCGCGCGACTTGCGCAGGTAGATGCAGTATGCCATGTGATCCCTCCCTTCAGGGTGTGCGGACCCAGCCCGCGTTGGGGTTGATGATATCGATGACGAGCAGGGACATAACAAACAGCACCAGCGCGGCGCAGGCGATGGCCAGCACACGGAGCCAGCGGGCGTATACGGCGCGCTCGGCGGCGAATTGCTTGTCCCTGCTGTCCAGCGCGGCGCGGAAGCGCTCCTCAATGCGCTGAAGCAGCTGCTGATAGGATGCGGACATCTGCGCGTAGTCCTGCCGGGTGGGCATGTCGCGCGGGCAGGTGTGACAGTCGATCTCGGGCGGAGGCTTTTCGTCCGGTGCGTCGTCCAGCGCGTCGCGGATGGCCGTCACCGTCTCGTAGCCGGGGTTCTTGGCCTGGCCGTCGATCACCCGGTGGATGGTGGAGACGGGCACGCCGCTGCGGTCTGAGATCTGCTGATAGGTCAGCGCGCGCTCCTCCTTGAGCTGCTTGAGCGATTTCATGCGTTGCGTCCTCCTTCCTGTTTTCGGGATTTTGGGTGGGATGGGATATCCCGCCTGTACATATTGCATCCCGCGCCGGCATAGAGTATGGTATAGCCAGATAGGAGGTTAAGCACATGAGATACGTTGCCTGCCGCCAGCCCGTCCGCCTGCCCATACTGCCGCACGTCCGCGCGGCCTATGATCCGCGCACCCAGACCCTATACGAGAATCTGGATGCGCAGACCGGCGCAAAGGTTATCCTGTTGATTCCGGTCGTCCCAGCGCAGCAGCGTTGAGCTCGTCGATCGCCTGCCGGGCAATCTCAAATTCATCAGGTTTCGAGGCCGCCACACGTGCGGCCTCGTGGTCTATTACCAGGTCGACGAGCGACTTGCCGTATTGATCCAGTTGGTCGTATTTCTCGGCAATTGCAACTGCCTTGTTGGATAATTGATCTCTATCCGGTATGTGCATATCGAGTAGATAATCGCACGTTACTCCAAGTGCACGCGCAATCGCAATCAGTCTGACTGCATCTGGCTCACGTATTCCGCGCTCGTAATTTGTGATCGTGTTTTGTGCAGCGCCTATTGCACTTGCCAACTCCTGTTGGGTCATGTCCGCACGGATCCGTGCCTCGCGAATTCGATCGCCAAGCCCCACTCGTATCACCTCCTCCCTTTCTCTACTTTATTATATATCAATTCCGAGCTGTTGTCAATCAAAAATATCACAAAACGAGACGGAAATGAGCAAAAATATCTTGACAATATCCCGGATTGAGAGTATAATATACTCAGATCGAGATAAGGATGGAGGTGATAATATGTTTCCGAATTTGCTCGGCCAAAAAGCATACCACAAGATGTCGGCAAATGACATGGCCGATGTCATTAATGTGAGTCTGCCGACCTTCCAGCGCAAAATGCGTTCCGGCAAATTTACAATTGCAGAATGCGTGAAATACGCTGAGTACTTTGGCAAACCGATTGAATATTTGTTTGCAGTCGAAAAGCCAGACAAAAAATGAAAGCCGCCCCGAAGGGCGGCGAGTGCAAGGCAGATTAGAATCCGAGGCCAGCGTAAGTGGAGAACGTCACGGTGCCATTCTCGACCACGATAGTCCAACCTTCCTCGAGCGTGATTTTCGCGACAGTATTATCGGCATCTACACGATAATCATATACGCGAGTATCGTAAGACTTGGGCAGCGCAGAGTAGCACTCGACAGATGCACCCCACTCAGCATCGGACGTGAGGGTGTAGGAGCCCGCGGGGATATCAACGCCAACGGTGTAGGTGCCCTGGGGGACGGGTACGGATTTGTACTCATCCGAGCCAAAGAGCAACAGATCAATCTGCTGACGCAGTTCAATCAGCTCTTGCAGCGACATGCCGGTGAGATCAACCTCGGCGCATGCCAGCACGGGCAGGGACAGCACAGCAAGGACCAACAGGACAGACAACAGTTTCTTCATGGGTAACTCCTCCTTTGATTATTGTATTTAACATTATATCACATGGAGGATGAAATGACAAGAAGCAAGACAAAAAAGGAGGAGAAAAATGAACGAGATCATGGTATTTGACAGCGAGCGCTTCGGCCGCATCCGCGGTATCGAGATTGACGGTGAAAGCTGGCTGGTGGGCAAGGACGTGGCCGAGAGGCTGGGATATGAGCGAGGCACTAAGGCAGTCGTCGACCATGTAGACGCGGAAGACCGCAGGATGATTGACTCCGAAACTCAATCCCAAATTGGGATCGAGTTGGGACAGCGCGGAGGATGGCTCATCAACGAGTCCGGCCTGTACAGCCTGGTGCTGAGCAGCAAGCTGCCGGAGGCCAAGGCGTTTAGGCATTGGGTAACTCACGACGTACTCCCGGCGCTGCGCAAGACCGGCGAGTACAAGATGAGGCGGGCCGACGACGAGACCCGCAAGAAGCTGGCCGACGCGAAGGTGCGCAACGCCCAGAGCCGACAGGCGGCGCTCTGGATGAAGATGGCCGAGCTGATCGGCAGCAGCGAGGTGCACAAGCAGATTTGCGCGGCCTACGCCAGCAAGGCCCTCGAGGGTGAGATGGTCCTGCCCCTTCCGGCGGTCGAAAAGACCTATACGGCGCGCGAGGTCGGCGACAAGTACGGCGTGAGCGCGAATCGGATTGGCAAACTGGCCAACCGGCACGGGCTGAAAACCGAAGAGTACGGCCTGCTGGTGATGGACAAGGCCAAGGGCAGCTGCAAGGAGGTCGAGAGCTGGCGCTACAACGAGCGCGGCGTGCAGGCCATCGGCGAGCTGCTGCGGGCGGGCGACTGAGGCGGAGGTGATCGGGATGGCAATCATCCGGGAGTTCAGGTGCAGGTGCGGCGGGACGGTGCGTATCTACGACGACTGCCTCCTGCCCAAGGCGCAGCAACAAGAGATGCTTAAGCGATTTTGGCGGGACGCCAACACCTATTACC